GGTAACGGTCGGCGTTGATCCGGCTGCGCCTGGGTCTGATCGCACGGTGATTGCGGTATGCAAGGCATATGAGCGCGCAATGGATGACATGCACGCCTTCGGGCTCGGCGTCGTGTCCATTGATGGGGATAGCGCGTTGCGGCATGTCGATCTGAAGGAATTCTTGGCCGACAAGCTGGACAGCAAGGACGATGCCGGCAACTGGCGCACCTGAACCATTACCGTCCATTATCTCGGCCGCTGCGGGTCTCTCGCGGCGGCCTTTGTTTTGCGGTATAGGTGGCCGAACAGCAAAGGACGAAACCAATGGCAAAGAACACGACAAAGAAACAGGCCGAAAGCGGCTTTCATTCCATCCTGGCCGATGGCGGGCCGACGCCTGAAGCGATCATGATCGCCGTCATGCGGGGCGAAACGACGGTTGCCAATGGAAAGGCGACGGGCCGGCCGGTCACGATCACGGCGAAGATGGTTGACGCGGCAAAAACCTTGCTCGCCTATCGCCTGCCGAAACTGAACGCGGTTGATCAGGTATCGCGCAACGTCGAAATGACGCATGAAGACTGGATCAACTCAATCGACAACGACGACGACGAAACCTAAAGGATCACGCCAATGCCGTTCCAAAAAGTCAATCTCGATCCCTCGGCCTCGGGGTCAAGCGGGCTCGCTCGCGGGCTCTACCGCACCACGGCCGACACGCTGGCGGAATGCGCGGCCGCCGGCTATTTCGATGAAGCCTGGGCGCTCCTGCGGGGCGTGAAGGCCATGCTTGTCATTGCCAGCGATGGCGACGCGGAATTCCGGCTTGATGTGATCCCGTCGCAAGTCACGCTGACCAAGCTCTTTGCGTCGTCAGCGTCTGGCGATCTGGCGGAAACGGCATTGCAGCCTGAAGACGTCGGAACGGCAGCGGCTGAAGATGTGGAATTCTTCGCCAATGCGGGACAGGGCGCGAAAGCTGATACCGCCGTTCAACCTGACGGGCTCAACGTCTTTCCGCTTGCTCCGATGACGCACCTACTGGGGCATGACAGCGATGGCAACATTGGCCGGGCGCAGGTGTTGACGGCCAACGCTGGCGATTATGGCGCGGTCGGAAGCTTCTACATTGATCCGCTAACCAGGGCGATCTATGACAAGTGCGCGACCAAGCCCACGCATATGCACTTGCGGTTGATTGATGACGTGATTGTCATGCTGCGAGATTGGGCGCTGCTCGATGGCGACAAGCTGACGTTGTTCAAGCTGCCGATCCATAACGAGGCTGATGACCTTTCGCTGTCCAACTGGCTCGATACGGCTGACGCGGCCGTGACCAAGAGCGGAACGCTTACGTTCGTTCCTGGCAAGCATTGGGTTGGATCGGGCTCGGCGGCCTATCTGCAATTCGCGCAAACCCCGGCCGATGTGTTCTTGCAGGACGCGGCGTCGTTCATGATCTGGCTCGACGGCGCAAACGATGGGAACTCCATCGCCTTTACCAGCTCGGCCGGCGTTCTAAACCTTAGCCTGTTGCCAAGGGCGGCTAGCAACGGGTTGACCTATATCCGGTTCAACAGCACCACGGCGCTCAATTACACGACAACGCTTTGGGGCGAGACGTCGGCGCTCGCCGGTCGAAACGGAACATTCGGCTTCACCAGGGCGGATGCGAATAACGTCATTTCCTATCGTCAGGGCTACAAGCATTCAACGGGCGTTGCCGTGTCGTCTGCTCCGCATAGCTCGCCGCTGCGGGTCAACTGGCAGTCTGCGACGGGAACGCCTGACAAGTTCCGCGGCCTTTGCGCTGCCAAGGCGGCACTGTCAGAGGCGGAAATGCGCGCGGTGCATAGGATCATGAATTACTACCTGATGCGCGCTCCTGCGGCTATCGCATCGGGCGTGGCTTGCCCTGCGGAAGACATTGACGACGTTCCGATTGACGATTTCCAGCCTATTCAGGACGCCGTAAACGCTGGCATTCATGTGACGATCAGGGAGCCGGAACAGCCATGGAAAACCTACTGGCTCGGCCAAGAGGTCAAGGTGCCAAGCCATCGCCGTATCAACGCGCGAACAAGCCGCATCAAGGTCATGGCGAGCGCGCCAAACGGGCATTGCTGCTTCACGAACAGCGACCGGATAAACGGCAACGTCTCAATCGACTTTACCGGCGGCTGGCTCGACTGGAACAAGGGCAACCGCGCAAACCTGGGCTATGATGATGATCCCGATTGGGAAGGCCGGTCTTGCCTTGGCTTCTGCCGGGTGGATGACCTCAACATCAGGGGCGTTACAGCTCGGGGCGCGTGGCTCCATTGCATCAATGCGTCATCGACGGATGAGGAATACCTGGGGAATACCGATTACAAGGACGGAACCGGGGCGACTGCCGACCAATCAACAAAGCAAATCACGATTGAAGGGTGCCGGACGTTCGACCACGGCGACGATGGCATAACGACGCATGGCGCACACAAGGTTACGGTGCGCGGAAATTATTGCTGGGGCGGTATGGGCTCGATCTCGGGCGGTTCTTCCGGTATCGAGGTTGACGAATGGTCACGAAAGGCGATTGTCACCGGGAATTACGTGTGGGACATGCTGACCTATTCCGAATTGACGGCGGGCGGCGGAAGCACGGCCATTATCGTCAAGGGGCATGAAAACACACCCTCGGCCGACAGCGCGATTGTCAGTGGCAATTTCATCAACAATTGCTTTGAGGGGATCGGCTTCCACAACAACACGACAGTTCGTTGCATCAAGGATGCCATTGCGTCGGCCAACGTTATCGAGGACATGATAAGCTGCGGCATCCGCACCTATAGCGGGTTTGACATTACGGTGAACGACAACCACCTGAAAAAAACCTGCCGCGACGTGCAGGAGGGTGGCGCGATCCGCATGACCAACGATGCTATGAGCCGCAAGGCTCAGGGCAACACGATCACGAATACCGGGCAAGCCAACTTTGCGATTTATACCGGGTTCGACACAACGGCACCGGTTGCGGAAAACCTTCAAAACAACATCATCCGCGATGCTTATCAGGCGTTCCGCATGGCAAGTCCGAACATGATCGTTACCGGCAATAATTGCGTAGCAGGGACAACGACAAGGGGAACGCCGGCAAAGGGCGTGGCTCCGACTGCGGCGGCCGTCAACTCAATCCTGTCGCTTAATCGGTTCATCGGCTTTACCGATGGCATAGACCTTACCCTCGCTCCGGTGTCTCTGGTCCAGGCCAACAACATCGAAGTGAACGCCTGAGACGATCCCAACAGCAAGGGGAACAGCATGACAGACGATAGCGGAATGAGCGGGCGCGAGAGGGCGGTTCGCGCTCGCCTGCGGGAAGACTATGCGTATTATGCGCCGCGCTGCCTGAAGATCATCACCAAGCCTGACAAGCACGGTCAATCGCTGATCGTGCCTTTCACGTTCAACGCGGCGCAACGGTTCATTCACAAGCGGATCGAGCAACAGCGCGCCGACACTGGCATGGTGCGCGCGATCATCCTGAAGGGCCGGCAACAGGGCGCGTCAACCTATACGGAAGGCCGCTTTTACTGGAAGACGACGAACAACAAAGGGCAAAAGACCTATATCCTCACCCACAAAGACGAGGCCACGCAAAACCTGTTCACGATGGTCGAGCGGTATCACGACAACGCGCCGGAATTCGTCAAGCCCCACGTCGGATCGAACAACAAAAAGGAAATGGTCTTCGACCGCCTCGATAGTCGCTATCAGGTGGCGACCGCCGGTGCCAAGGGCGCGGGCCGCTCGGCAACGCTGATCAACGTTCACGGCTCCGAGGTCGGCTATTGGGAGAATGCGCAATCTCACCTTGGCGGCATGCTTCAGGCGGTGCCGCTCGCTCGGGGAACTGAGGTCATTCTGGAAAGCACGGCAAACGGCGTCGGCAACGTCTTTCACGAACAATGGAAGCTGGCCGAAAGCGGGCAATCGGATTTCATCGCCATATTCGTTCCCTGGTATTGGCAAGAGGAATATGCTCGCGATCTGCCGGAAGATTTCCAGATCAACAGCGACCGCGAGACGGTGCCAGAAGGCGAGCTGACAGAGGAAGAATATCAAGAGGCTTACGAGCTTTCCGATGAACAAATCTTCTGGCGGCGAAAAAAGATCATCGAGCTTGGCGGCGGCGATAACGGGTTTTTCGAGTTCAAGAAAGAGTATCCGGCGACGGCAGACGAGGCATTCCAAGCGTCAACGCGGGGCTCGCTCCTGTCGCTGCGATCCGTCGTCAAGGCTCGCAAATCGAATGTCGCCACTGAAGGGCCGCTGATCATCGGCGTTGATCCTGCCGGCGACGGTGACAGCGCAGACAGGACCGCAATCGTGCGGCGGCGCACGCGGCGCATATTTGGCATTCAGACCTTCACCAAGCTCAACACGATGGGGATTGTTGCCGCGATCATGCGGATCATCAAGGAAGAGCGGCCAACGAAAGTCTTCATCGACGTTGGCGGCCTGGGTGTCGGCATCGTGGATCGGCTGCTAGAGCTGCCGGGAACCGCCGGCATTGTGGTGCCGATCAACTTCGGGGAAAGCGCGCTTGAACCGGATCGCTACACCAACCGGAAAGCGGAAATGGCCTGGAACCTGCAAGAGTGGATCACTGACGCGGGCGGTGCCAACATACCGGATACAGATGAGGTTCAAGCCGACTTCCTGGCGACGCCGCCGGACGATCCCGACAGCAACAACAGGCGACGCCTGAAAGACAAAAAGTGGGTTCGAAAGCACGCGGGTTTCTCGCCGGATATCTTCGACGCGGCGTGCCTGACGTTCGCAATGCCGGTCGGCGCAGGCATCGGTTTGCAGGGCAATGCAACGTCCGATTTCGACCCTCTGGAATGGGGAAATAATGATGGCGGAAGCGTCGGAAATTCGTCCGTAGAATTCGACGTTTTTTTCTGACTTTTTTTCTCTCTTTTTTTCGGCTGTTTTTGGTCGAAAATGTGTGACATCAAAAGCACAAAATGCCTATCGCTTTGATTTCATTCGATATGGTTGCATGCCACGGCAATGCCGAACCCTATGCCAAACGTATGCCGCGACGATGCCCCCACACCCACACCCACAATAAGTAAAAGATACTCACTCCGTTCGTACAGAAAAGGCTTCGCTCGATGACACGAAAACAGCTCCTGAAAGTCCACCTGAATGCCATACGGTTTTCGGCCAAGGAACGGGCCTTCGATCTGGCGAATATCTTCCTGCCGATCTTCATCACCGTTGGCATCATCGCCGCGTCGGTGAAGTTCTGGTCTTGGCTCTTGGGGCTCGGCATCTGATGTTCCCAGCGATCCGAAAGCGATACACGGCTTACGTGGTTTTTCAGGGCGCGGAACATCGCCGGGCGTGGCGGATATTCACGCGCCGGGGCTGGCGGCATTGCTGGCTTGTCCTGCCGGCGTTCTATCCAGCTCCCGGCCTGGGCGCGGAACGATATTCGGTGATGATCAACCCAGGCACCGATCACGTTGCAATCGACGTGCTGTTTCGGTCGCCTCGATCCATCGTTGATGCGGCGCTGGCGGAAGGCGCGATGTGTGCAATCAAAATCTCAATTGACCAGAAATTTACCGGGGCGTATGTTCCGCGAGGGCTGTTGACCTGTGTTTCGCTGGTCAAAGCTGCTCTCGGGCTCAAGGCGTGGTACGTTTGGACGCCCGAACATTTGGCCCGGTATCTTCTCCGCAATGGCGGCGAGCTAATCAGGAAACCGCAAGATGACCTCACTTTTCGCAGGCAAGAAACCGAAGCCGGACAAGGGCGCGCAGCGTGCGCAGCGCCAGCAGGCGCAGCAGATTGACCAACAGTCGGCCGCCGAAAGCAAGGAATTGGGCGCGCGTCGTCGCCTGATCGCGGCACGGCAAGGCGGCAATGCCTCGCTGTTCTCGGCCGGCGCGGCCGGCGGCGTCAAAGAAACGCTCGGTTAAGGGGTTCACGCATGGCTCGCTGGTCTGAAGACGCCGCACGCGATATTTCCGAAAAGGCGTGGACCGAAAAGGGCGAGTGGCAAGAGCTGCTGAAGGAATGTTACGAATTCGCCTTGGCGGATCGCAACCCTTACCGCGACAACGGGACCGGCCGCGCACAAGGCCAGTCTGGCACCAAGGGCAAGGACAAGTCGTCTCGCCGGGTTTACGACAGCACCTTGGGAACCGATGCCGTCCGGCTTACCAACCGCATCCAATACGAGCTTGTTCCAATCGGCAGCAAATGGGCGGAATTCATGCCCGGCCCTTTTGTCAAAAAGGAACAGGCGGAAGCGGCCCGCGTCGATCTGGAAAGCATGCGCGAACTGCTGTTCACGGCCATTGCGCTTTCCAACTTCGATCTGTCGATTGCAGAATGGCTTTTGGAGCTGGTCGTTGTCGGCACGGCCTGCATGCTGATCCAACAGGGCGACGACGACAATCCGATTGTTTACCAGACCGTCACGCAAGCGCATGTTGCCTTCCGTGAAGGCGTTTTCGGCAAAATCGACCTGATCAGCCGCAAGCACAAAATCCGTTATTCCCTGATCGACCAGACGTGGACCGATGCCAAGCTGCCGGAACGCGAGCCCGGCAAGGATGATCCCGACTGCGACCTTGACGAAATCTGCTACTGGCATCCGAAGGACAAGACCTGGTACTACGATGTCCTGATGACGGGCGGCATTGCCAATGTCAAAAACAAGCGCATCGTGGAACGCGAATATGACGTTTGTCCCTGGGTCATTGCTCGCTGGTCGAAGGCGACGGGCGAGGCGCAAGGCCGGTCGCTGGTCATGCAGGCGTTGCCCGATGCGCGCGTGCTGTCGGCGGTCAAGTCCTATCTCCTGCGGCATGCGGCGCTCGCAATCGGCGGCGTCTTCATGGTTCGCAATGACGGCGTGGTGAATGCCAATAATGTTCGCATCTTCCCAGGCGCAACAATCCCGGTTCGCGCAACCGGCGGCACTGCCGGCGCTTCCATCGCTCCGCTTCCGGTCTCGGGCGATATCAACCTTGCGCAGCTTGTCATCAATGATCTGGTGGACAGCATCCACAAAATCATGATGAACGACGGAATGCCCGAAATCAAAGACGGCGTGCGGACGGCAACGGAGCTGCTGGAACGCCTGAAGGAATTGCAACAGTCGATGGGCGCGCCGTTCTCCCGCGTGCTGCGCGAGGGCATCATTCCGATGCTGGAAGTAACAATCTCGATCCTCGGCAAAATGAATGTGATCCCGCTCGCCAAGGGCCAAAAGGTCAGGCTCAACAACGGGCAAATTCAGGTCAAATTCGCTTCGCCGCTGGTCCAAGGTCAGAGCTTGCGCGAGGTCGAAGTTGCGCAGCAGGCCATGCAAATCACGGCCGCCGCTGCCGGGCCGGAAGGCGGCACGCAAGCCGTGGCGGTGTCGTTCAAGATCGAGGACTATGGCGCATGGGTCGGTGCCAAGCTCGGCGTCGATCCTCGGATTATGCGCAACGCGGACGAACGGAAGACATTCCAAGAAAACGCTGCTAGTGTGGCCGCTGCCGCGATGGGTCCGACTGTAGGACCGCCCGGCGGCATCAACCAACAGCAAGCGCCGCCGATGGCTATGGCGGCATAGGAGCCTCAAATGAAACCTTCAACCGGAAAGCGCCTCGATTTATCGGGGCTTTTTCTTTGCCTCGCGTTCGCGATCTATTTCGCGGCAATCGACAGTTTCGGCTTGGCCGTGTCCATGATGCTCGGCATTCTCGCCTTTGTGTCCTCGCTCGCGACATGGGAAGCTGACAGCCTGCGCGAGCTGATGCTTTATCGTTGGCTGTGCATCGTGTTCACGATTGCGGCCGTCGTCGTCTTCCTCGCATCCGTGGTGCTGGCATGAACGCGGCCGATCCCTTTTCATGGATGGGCGGCGCGGAAACGCCTGAAGACGCGCTGAAGCAGAACGAGGAAATGGCGCGGGCGGCAGAGCTGGCCGCGATCAACACGGCCAAGCTGTTCTTCGACGTGTTCGGGACCGGGCGCGGGCCGGAACTTTTGGCCGTGCTGCGGGATTGCACGATTGAATTGCCAATGATCCGCATTTCCGGCACATTCGGCGGCGCAGAAATAAACATGGACGGCGCGCAATGGGCGTTCTTTCGCGAGGGCCAAAACTCCGTCGTTCGCATGATCGAGGCTCAAATGAGGGTCGCGGTTCAACCTGTCGAAACGAAAGGAAACCAAGATGACACGTAAGTATTTCGGCGGCGCTGCCGCGTTCCTCATGGCCTCGGCCTGCTTTGCCGCTGAAGGCTCGGGCTCCGGTTCGGGCGGTGGCATGGATGACAAAATCCGCGCCGCGCTGTCCCGGCTCGATACCAAAAAGGATGACGACTGGACGGCCGGCGGCCTTCCCAGCATGGACCGCATGAAGGAATTGACGGGCTCCACCGATCTGACGCGGGCTGAAGTCGCTGCGGTCTCGCCTGGGTTCTCCCGCGAAAAGCCGGAAGGCGCGGACACTGGCGGCAAGCCCGGCGCGCCCTCGGGCAATCACAAGGACGTTGCGGAGCGTGGCGAGCCCGATGGCCTGAAGTCGCCGGCCGAAATCTCGCAGGAAAGGGCCGATCCGAACGTGCCTCCTGGCGACGCGGCCGCCAACCAGACCACAAGCTTCTATCCCGAAATCACGGCCGGCGGCGGTGGACAGCCGGGCGAGGATGACGGTCCGCTGATTGCCGGCGGTGACCAGAAGCGGAGCGGCCCGACTGCGGCCGAAATCGCGGAGCGTGTTGACGATCCAATCGTGCTGATCGAAGCTTTCGTCATGGTCGCATCCGGCGAGCGGTTCCGCCGCAACAACCCGCTGATGAACCTTGTCCGCGCCTATCAGGTCGAACAGGACGCAATCAAGACGCTTCAGGGCCGGCTCGATGCACGCGACACGGAACGCCGCGAGCGCAACGCGGAAGCTGACACGGCCGAACGCCGCCGGGCTGACAAAGCCTAATTTCTGGCGTATCAATGCGAAAGGCGCGGTTCCTACGGGTGCCGCGCCTTTTTGTTTCAACAGCAAGGGATTGAACATGTCCGACAAGATCGAACAGCTACGGGGCGGCGTCGCTCGCGTGGCATCAATGCAGGGTATCGGCTGGCCGCGCATCGCATTTGCTCCCGACGATGACAAGGGGCAAGGCGATGGCAAGGCAGGCAATAACGGTGACGGTGACAGCAAGTCCGGCGATGGAACCGGAGACAATGACGGCGCTGATGATAGCGGCGGAAAAGGCGGTAAGTCTTCACTTGACGGAAAAGGGCTATTCGGTCGCAGAAGTAAACAGGACGGCGGCGACGGCGACCAGTCCAACAACGACGGAACCGGCGACGACAAAACCGGCGACCTGAAGGACGGCCGGCCGGAAGGCTTGAGTGACAAATTCTGGGATGCGAAAAACAAGACCGTCAACGCGACGGCGCTTGCCAAAGCCTATACCGATCTGGAAAAGGCGCACGGCACGCTCAAGCGGTCAAAGTCTGTCGGCGGTGAAGTGCCGGAAGATGCAGACGATTACTTCAAGGAAGGCGTCAAGCTGCCCGATACGGTTGACCGCCTGGGCCTGCCGTCCGACGATCCCGGCTTGAAAGTCGCGGCCTCGGTTTTCCAGAAATACGGCATCGGCAAGGACGCGGCGCACGGCATCATCAAGGACATTTTCGCCGGCATGAACGAATACGCGCCGATGCCGATTGATCCCGACGCGGAATTTGAAGCTCTCGGCAAGGGCGGCGAGGCGCTGATTGATGGCGTCTTTGCCTGGGTCGAAGGCGGCGAGCGCGCCGGCAAGTTCTCCGAAGACGATATCGGCGTGATCGAGGGCATGACGCAAACGGCCGCCGGCATGAAGCTGCTCGCCAAGTTCCGCGAAATGACCGGCGAGCAACGCATTCCGATTGATCCCGGCACCGGCAAGCGCGGCATGTCGCAGGAACAGTGGAATGAAGCTTACAAGGAAGCCGTGAAGAAACAGGACTATGCCGAACAGGCGCGGCTCGATGAGATCGGCAAGGTCATCAACGGTGAAGACCCCGGCCGCTCCGGTCGGCCCGGCGGCTACACGTCCGAAAAGACTATTGCGCGCTGATGATTTTCAGGTATGGTGTCCATGCCTCCTGAATGTGTGTTGTCCGACGAACGAAGAAAGCCCGCCCTCACCCGGCGGGCTTTTTCGTTAAGTGAGGGCATGTCGTCTAACCGGTAAGACACGGTGCCACGTCCATCCGAAATGCGGGTTCAATTCCTGCCGGCCCTCGCCCGTTGACAAATCTCCCGCGAAAGATCATCTTCCGGCTTGCTGATCGAGGAACGACTTAACCGCGCAAATGCGGCCTCTTTCCTTCCAGCTCTCGCGGCCCGAAACCGCCAGGGAACCTAATCCGCCTCGCGGACCTTCCCGCCCAATGTTTCGCCTTAACCGCTGAACCTTCCAAATTCATCAGTTTCAAAGGCGAAAAAATGTCACGCAATCTCACTACCAATGAAGTCGCCAGCTTTGACGCTCGCGTGAAGGCTGCTTACGAAAAGGGCGGCATGCTCCGCTCGACCGTCGAAATTGCCGACAACGTTGTCGGCTCGACGCACCGTTTCCAGACCATCGGACGCGGCATGGCAACCAAGCGCATCGACCAGACCGACGTGATCCCGATGAACATCGTTCACGGCAACGCGACGGCCACGCTTGAGGATTGGAACGCCGCCGAATATACCGGCATCTTCAATTCGCAGAAGGTCAATTACAAGGAACAGGACAAGCTCGCGGGCATCATCGCCAAGGCCATCGGCCGGCGTGAGGACCAGCTTATTCTTGACGCTCTCGACGCCGCCGCCACCACGTTGACGGTTGCTTCCTCGGTCGGCGGTGCATCCTCCGGCCTGAACACGGCGAAATTCCGCCGTGCCGCGCGCCTGCTCAATGACCAGGGCGTGCCGAAGGAACGCGGGGAGCGCACTTTCCTGACGTCTGCCGAAGGGCTTGAACAGCTCCTGGGCGACAGCGACGCGAACACGGCCGACAAGAACATGATTAAGGCTCTGTACGATGGGGAAATCACCCATTGGATGGGGTTTGATATCCTGACCATGGAAAGCCGTGCTGAAGGCGGCCTGCCGAAAGCCACCAATGACCGGACGTCGTTCGCCTATCACAAGGCGGCAATCGGTCTTGCAGTCGGCATCAACATGCGGACGGAAGTCAACTATATTCCCCAAAAGACGTCTTGGCTTGCCAACGGCATCTTTTCGGCGGGATCGGTTGCAATCGACCCGCTCGGCATTGTCGAAATCACGACGGTTGAGGCGTAAGCGCCTTCCGTCATCGTGTCGCAGTAAACAAGAAGGAAATGCCAAATGGCTTTGAATAAGCGGTATCTCGACCCGAACAATTCCGGCTCCAAGGGGACCGGCACGCTCGGCGTCTATGAAAGCGCGACGGACGCAAAGGCCACGATCAAGGGCGCGGGTTACTTCAACCTTGCCGCCAATGAACTGGCCCGCACGAAAGTCCTGCTCATCATCGCATCTGATGCGACCTTTGAGGCGAAAGTGGCCGTGGCCTCGGGCGTCGTGACGCTCTCCGCACTGGATGCTTTCGCGTAAATAACGCCCTTGCTGTTGGGGCATTAGGAGCGGGCGGCGCAGGGAAACCTCGCCGCCCGTTTTTCATTTGGAAAGGGAAACCGATGGCTGAAACTGATGTGTCAATCTGCGCTCGCGCCCTTGTCCTGCTCGGGGCGCGGCCGATCAATTCATTGACCGAAAACACCGACAACGCGCGCATCTGCGCCCTGGTCTATCCGAACCTGAAAACCTCGATCATGTCGCGCTATGGCTGGCGCTTTCTGATGACGAAAAAGCAGCTCACGCGGGACGCAACCGCGCCGATTGGCGAATGGTCCTATTCCTACCTGATGCCGGGCGACGTGCTGTCGGTGCCGCATGCGGTTTTCTGGTCGAGCGGCACAAAGCTGCCAACCGGCCGTTTCGAGATATTCGGCCGCCGGCTCTATTCGGACGATGCGGAAATCTGGATGGATTACATCATTGCCCGGCCTGAAAGCGAATGGCCGGCATGGTTCGTTGATCTGATCACGAAAGCCCTTTGCGCTGAAATCGCCTTCAGCGTCACCGATCAGCAGGGCGTTGCGGAAAACTGGAATTACAAGGCTTATGGGACGCCAAGCGAAAGCGGCCAAGGCGGCGCGATGGGTGAAGCCATGATCATCGACAGCCAAGGCAACGGCAATATCGGGTTTCAGGATACCGCGTTTATCGAAGCGCGTTTCGGGGGGTGGTATTAATGCCGCGCACAGTCCAGCTCAAGACCAATTTTGTTTCGGGCGAGCATGATCCGCTGTTGCGGGCGCGCTCCGATATCAAGCATTATTACAACGGCGCGGCCTATCTTCGGAACGTGATCGTTCTGCCGCAAGGCGGCGTTCGCTCGCGGCCGGGCTCGCTGTTCGTGTGGGAAGTTCCGTTGATCCCTGAAATCGACGGCGGCGGCCTGTCCGTGGTGCGGTGCTGCGAATTCCAGTTCTCGACGGATCAAACATATCTGTTCGTGTTCCACCACAAAAAGCTGACGATCTTCCGCAACAAGGTGCCTGTGCAAACGATCACGACGCCTTACGCCTCGGCCGATCTGCGGGCGCAGCTCACCGGGGAAGGCGACCTGATTTCAACCGGGATCAGCTTCACTCAAACCCGCAACACGATGATCGTCTTTCACCAGGGCTTTCAGCCTCGGCAGATCAAGCGTGGATCGACGCACGATAGTTGGACGGTCGAGCTGTTCGCCTTCAAGAATATTCCGGTCTTCGATTTCGGGGATACGGTCTACACAAACGGCGTGGATGAAGTGCAGGAGATAGAATTTCCTGCGCCTGGGGATCAAGGGAATTGGGTGGAAGGCGACACCTTCAAGCTGATCCTTGAAGACGAGGAAACGACAAACATCAAATTCAGCGCGACGGCCGCGACGTTGGCCGGCCGCATTGAAACGGCGCTTCGCCTTCTCCCGAACACGTCGGCAACGGGCATCACTGTGACGGTCTCGGCCGGCGGGCCGACGACGACGGGCGCAACCTTTGAAGTCACCTTCTCGGGCGATGACGGGCAAAGGCCGTGGGGCTCGATGGGCTTTGACGTGATTTCCTCGCAGCAAGTGCCAAGCATCGACATTTTTGTGAGCGTCGAAGGCGAGCGGCCGGGCGAAGACGTATGGAGCGCAACGCGGGGCTGGCCTCGCTGCGGTACGATCTTTCAGGGGCGGCTCTGGATGGCCGGAACGTCCAACCTGCCGAACACGCTTTGGGCTTCCCGCTCGGGCGCGGCCAACGATTTCAACAACAAAAAAATTGACGATGACTATGGAATTCAAGCCACGTCTGACACTGATGACGTGCCGGCTTTCTGCCAGATATTCGCCGGCCGTCACCTGCAAATCTTCTCGACGTCGGCGGAATTCTATGTGCCGTCGTCGGAAAGCGAAGCTGTGACGCCTGCCAATATCGTCCTTCGCCGCA